AGCAGTAGAAAGTCGTAGAATACTATTATCGCTACAAAGGATGATTAGCATGAGCGAAGAGAAAAAAGAAGAAGGTTACGACCCTGAAGGAAAGTTTGGTGGCACATATGATTGGAACCTCGCTGCTCTAGTAACTAAAGCTATCAAGGACGGTGATATCGAAGTTGATGTGCCAGTTGACCCATCAAAGGAAGACTAAAATGAAACAAGTAATTCTGGGGGTTCAAGATGAAGAACCCTCTAGTACGAAAAGTAAGTAAATGGATGCTTAGAGCATATATTCTTTGGAGTATTTGTGCTGATATCACTTTACTTGGTGGAATTATATATCTGGTCTTTTGGGGTTAGATATATAGAATGTAACGATGAAGGAAGTTGAAAACTGTAATGGACTCCGGGGCAGTACCGGACGCCTCCACCAAAAGAAGTTGCTATGACTTTAAGTTAGACTCAGGGCCCAAGGGTTGCAACTTCTTTTGATGGGGGCGAAATAGGATCGACATGCAGATAATAGAGGACTGGAGTTACCGATTGGTCACGATATGACTAAAACAAACCAAATGCAAACGATAACGCATTTATTGAGGATTATGCTCTAGCAGCATAATTTTTCACGGGCCTGATGGGAGCCTGGGAACAGAATCCCATCACTTTACAACCAATAGGAGTCTAACAAATGAAGAAGTTACTAGCCGCTGTAGCAGTTACAGCATTATTTGTTGCAACACCTGCATTAGCAGATGGCAAAGCAACATCAGAAGGCGGTCTACTACCGTATGGTCTTGGTCTCACACTTGATAATGATGTATCATATGCAATCGATGCTGGTACGTTTACGGCAGAGCCAAGCGCAACCGTCGATTGGAACAATGTTTATCTTGGTGTAACGCCAACAGTACTTGTTGATAAATTTAAATTGACTGGCATTGAACTTGAAGCTGGATACCATATGGAAATGTTTAATGTTGGATTTACTCCATATGTTAAGATGACAGCAGATGGTGAAGCTGATTATCAAGACACCAGCATTGGATTCACGACCTCAGTTAAATTCTAAAGTGATATATAGAGGGGAGTCGCCTCCCCTCTCTCCCCTCTATATTTTTAGGAGATTTTATGATTGTTGCAAAAATGCCAATGAATAAACGTGATGGTCGGGCACGGGTGCATGATCTTGATAACGATGGATATGAAATTTGGATTCATCATAAAAATTCCGGTACGGAATTTGTAAAAAAATATAAACATCAAAGTAGTGCTTTAGCATTTGTTAGTGCATATAATGGTCAAACTCGTGAGTTGTGATAAGGATGCGTGGATTGTGTATCCAGAGCATCGAAAATACTTCAATAAATTGTGGCTATCACAAAAATTAGGCTATCTCTGCGGTCCTGCTGGTATAGCGCCTCCCAAAAAAGACACATATATAGTTCGACCAATCTACAATCTATATGGTATGGGATTGGGAGCTATGGAACTTGAGCTTGGTCCAGACGACTGTGATGCTCTAGAACCCGGCACGTTTTGGTGTGAGAAATTTGAAGGCACACATAGAAGTGTCGATTATGGCTGGCAAGACAATGCTGTAACAAATTGGGGACACGAACAAAAAAGTTGTTTTATTGGCGAGAAATCAAAAAACAATCCTTTTGTTTTCAAAAGATGGTACAGAGATATTAATTTTCAATACACAATGCCTTCTGCTCTATACGACATTTTCAATAGCAATGTAGATTATAAAATCGATAGGTGGAATGTAGAAATTATAGATGATAAAGTAATTGAAGTTCATTTGAGAGGGTCGCCTTATCCAGATTATGACGATATTTTTCCTGCGTTTAAAGGTGTTGCATTAGAAATACCTGAGCATAGGATTAAGAAATATAAGTTTATCAAAGATGAAGAAAATTATGCCAATATATTGTATAGAGGCAAATTTCAACCTAAACGACTTGGTTTTTATGTAAGGAACTACTGATGAAAACACCGATTAGCACTTATTTCAGCGAAGAAGCACCTACTATGCTTAGAGCAGAAGTTTATAAAGATGATATTGGATATGGTATTCACTACTATAAAGGCGATACTGTGTTCAACGAAGAACGATTCCCAGGCAAATCTATTCATTATGTAGAAGATGCTGCTGAGAATTGGGCTTTAGGTATCAAGAAACTATAACACCAAGGACAAGACTATGAGTGATAACGAACGTCGTGTGCCGTATTGGGAATATATGAGCACGGCAGCAGACCACACTAAAAATCAAAGTGTGTATGACGAATATCCATACTATGAACACGATTGCGGTCTCACAGAAATGATTGATGATATTTCTGCAAGACTTCACATTCTAAGAAAAAAGATACAATTAAAATCGCCGCTATAGCTCAGTGGAAGAGCAGTGGTTTTGTAAACCACAGGTCCGAGGTTCGAATCCTCGTGGCGGCACCATATTCTCTAAAAAGTTATCCACAGCTTTTTTAAAAAAAACGAAAATAGTTCTTTACACCTACCTCCAGTCGTGCTATATTACAATGACAGAAACGAAACGTAAGGACTACAAAATGACCAAGACTATTTCTCCTGAGATGAAGACCTTCATGAGTGACCTTTGGGGTGCCGAAGGCAACTTCATTGATACTCCTCTTGGTAGGGGTCGCATTGAGAGCGTTCGTACCAAAGCTGGTATCGACCTCGAAGTGATGGTTGCTATCAACGATGTGGATGGCTTCACTCTGTTCAATGGAACTGAGTTGGCAGCAGAACACGGCATTCGTTCATAAGGAAATTTGTCATGCAAGTAGGTGATACAATGGAACTCAAGGGGAAGAGCAAGCACGGTAAGAACCGCATTCAGCAGTTCGGCACCGAGTGGTTGTGTACCGATATTAGAGAGCGTATTCACACAACAACACATCAGCGTCTCGCTGGTCCCTTTGCCATGATAGTCTCCATGGACCTTGAAGACTTACGTTGGATTGCAGTTAAAGACGATCCAGACTTTATCATTGAGGAGTGTGTATAATGAGATATCGTGTAACAATCGCTGTAGATTCGCTTGACCCAAACCCAGAGGTCACAGAATTTGATTCTTTTTATGAGGCAGAAGATTTCATTCACGATTCTGTAGATCAATCTGTGCAATCGCTCATGTCTCAATCCCCTTATATCATTGAAGAGAAAGAATACGAACAACTCTTGGAACAAGAGATGGCGCTAACTCGCCTAGAAGAAATCTAAAACAGGGAGATATACATGCTTTCCGCTGCTGAACACATAGAACTTGCCGTATTCGTCCGCCATATTGAAAATATGAAAAGCACATCTAAGTATAAGAATGCGACATTAGATGAGGAAGCAGTAATCATGAATTATTTTGAAAGTAAAATTTCGTTATTGAAGGAGAGATTGCCATGACGCTAACATTACAATATGATGATTTTATGACTTATGTACATAAACTCGCAAAGCAGCCTGATAGCAACTATATGGATGCTGTTTTGGATTATGCTCAAAAGAATGATATCGAAATTGAAGCACTAGGTGATATCATTCGCAAAAATACAAATCTCAAGTCTCGCATTCAGGACGAAGCTGAAGACCTCCGTCTAATGGAGAGAACAGCCAAGCTGCCTGTATGAACACATACTCGACCAGAGACGCATATGATACATACATTGCGTATCTAGCACTACAGAGGCATTTCACCTCGTCGTATGACTACTTCAAGTACAACGGCAAGGTAAATGCTTCTCCGCAGTCGTTCGAGATTCGAAAGGATAAGTTTCAGTTCTATAAGTTATCAAAACATAACGATTACAAGAATTATATCGTTGCTAATATGGTCAACTCTGACAAAAAGATATGGGTTGGAGACCTGCTAAACAGTGAAAGCGACGATATATATAAGCAGTGGTCGAAGAAAATTCAATCACTAACATATCACTTCAAACAGGAGATACGAACATTAGACGAAGATTTTGACTCTAACTTTAAAGTGGTGAATGGTCAGCATCCGCCATTGTTAAACGAAGTTATCGCTAAACGTTTTTCACTGGAATCGCTGATTATACTCGACGACATTCTAGATATTTTTAAGCATTGGAACTCAAAAATAGCTTTACAAATCATCTGGGAGGTTGTATACTCTAAGAGTAGTAAATATAAACCGTTTCTACAATATGATAGGTCAGCAATGAAGCAAACATTACTTGACCGTTTTGGATAAATTGTACATACAAGGAAAATACAAATGAACGCATTCGCAAACTTGAAGACTCAAAAGAACTCTTTTGATAAGCTAAACGCTCAACTTCAGAAGTTGAACGGTAGTCAAGCAAAGCAGACCTACGGTGATGACCGTATCTGGAAGCCACAAGTCGATAAGGCTGGTAATGGCTATGCTGTACTACGCTTCCTACCAGCACCCGACGGCGAAGACATGCCTTTCGTTCGTCTCTGGAACCACGGCTTTCAAGGTCCAGGTGGTTGGTATATCGAGAACAACCTTACATCAATCGGTCAAGAAGACCCAGTGTCTGAATACAACTCTACACTTTGGAACTCTGGTGTTGACTCTGATAAGGAGATTGCTCGTAAGCAGAAGCGCCGTCTGAAATATTACTCTAACGTTTATATCGTAAAGGATTCCGCTAAACCTGAGAACGAAGGCAAGGTCTTTCTCTATCAGTATGGCAAGAAGATTTTCGACAAGCTGAACGAAGCAATGAATCCTCAGTTTGAAGATGAAACTCCAGTGAATCCTTTTGACTTTTGGGAAGGTGCAAACTTCAATCTCAAGATTCGTAATGTAGAAGGATATCGTAACTATGACCGTTCCGATTTTGCTTCTGCTACTCCTCTTCATACTGATGATGATGAGTTGGAACGTATCTGGAAGTCGCAGCACTCCCTACAAGAACTCGTCGATCCTAAGAACTTCAAGAGCTATACTGACCTGAAGACTAAACTCTATCGGGTACTCGCTCTTGATGGCGGTTCACACGCACCCAAAACGACCGCTCAGGAAGACGAGCCGACGGTGATGGACTTCAAGCCTCAGTTCAAGGAAGCATCTGCTCCTGAACGCAAGACTGAAGATTCATCGCCGTCGTGGGCAATGGATACAGTTGATGATGCAGAGGATGATAGTTTATCGTTCTTCAAGAAGTTAGCTGAAGACTAAGAGAAAGGGGAGCTTTTTAGCTCCCCTTTTTTATTGCTGAGGCGTACCTCCAGTTGCACTAACAATAGCCGGGTCTAAGCCATTTTTGTATGAAGGGGCATTTGTTACTGGACCATGATAATGTGTGCCACCAGTTATCTGTTGCTGAATAGTATCACCACTAACAGCAGCTAATCCACCACCACCATTTGCTTCTTGTTGCCCTACAGACATTTCTCCAACTTGACCGCCACTAATTCCTCTAAATGCTCCACCAAGTTTTGCGACAAATTTTGCTGCTTTATCGACTTCGCCATCTTTTAAGTCATTCAATCGCCTGACGGCTTTGACAATTTCCTTAGCGGCTGTATCAATATTAGCGTCTTCGAAAGAGGCTAGATTTTTACCATCAAACATACTAAACGCTTGACCAAAGGTTGATACAGCCAACGCATTCTTTTTAATTCCTTCTATATCAAGTGGTGTGCTGGCAAACTTATTGATATCATCATAGGGAATTAACTCTTTTTCTCCACCAAAGAAACCCATTACTCCATCGTATAAAGAACTCATCACATCGCCAAACCCAGTCTTAGGTGCTACTTTAGTGTAATTTGACATAGCTACACCAAATGCAGTTAAAGCAAGAGCATTAGTCTCAATACCTTCTTTATTAAATTTCGCAGCACCAAAGGTTGTCATTTGAGTATAAGGAATGCTATTTTCAGTAGTCGTTCCTCCAAACAAGCCAACAACACCTCCCAAAATAGCACTACCAGCAGATGCTAAATCGCCCGAAACTTTTGATCCTGCATATTTTGACATAGCTGTTGAAAACGCTAATAACGCACTAGCATTCTTAACAATTGTAGGCTCATCAAATTGTGCTTCTTGAAACTTTTTTATTTCAGCATAAGGTAATGGTTTTTCTCCGCCTAGGAAATTGGTGATTCCTCCGAAAACAGCGCCAGCAGCGGTTGCTAATCCACCAACAGCTTTTATACCTTCAGTTTTTGCCATGGCAATAGAGTATGCTACTAACGCACTAGCATTCTTAACAATTGTAGGCTCATCAAATTTCGCTTCTTGAAACTTTGTTATTTGAGCATAAGGTAATGCTGTTGAACCACCAAGTGATGTAGTGACTGCGCCAAATACTGAACCAACTGCGCCTAAAAATGATGTGCCAGTTTTTATACCTTCAGCTTTTGCCATAGCAGTAGAATATGTAACCAATGCATTAGCATTCTTAACAATATTAGGCTCATCAAATTGTGCTTCTTGAAACTTTTTTATTTCAGCATACGGTAATTCTGTTGAACCACCAAGTAATCCTGTAACGGCATTGCCAATTGCACCAACGGTTCCCAACAACGCTGCTCCTGCACCGAGACCTTTAGCTTTTGACATGGCAGTAGAATATGCGACAAATGCATCAGCGTTTGCTTTTATCTTTTC